AAGCGTCCAAGCAGCGCCAGCAGTATCAGCTCCTGAGTCATCAGATTCAGAAGAAGACGATACACTATCTTACTTCAAACAACTTGCAGAAGATAGCTAAACTTTCATAGTTTTGGAGCCCTCTCAACGAGGGCTTCTTTTTGACTAATAAATAGTATTATGAAGTACACTACTAAGACTTTGATTAAACTTATTATACTATTTTCTACAGCAATAGTAGGATTAGGTTATTGGTTTACGCAAGGTGCAACACTATTAGAATTTTTATTGTACTTTGTGTTATTGTCTTTTGTTTCACGCATAGCAAATGCAGGTTATCATAGATGGTTAGCACACAATCAATTTGAACCTACATGGTTAAGTAGAAAGATCATGTTATACTTTATGGTACTTACAGGCGAGGCTCCACCTGGACACTATGTAATAGCTCATTTAAATCATCACAAATACACAGACGAAGAAGGCGATCCACATGGTCCTAAACAAATAGGATTTTGGAATTTAGCATTGGGTAAATATGGAGAAACCAAACCTGCCTTTATGCGAACTTATGCTAAATACAAAGACGCACAATGGGTAACAGAACATTATTGGGGATTATATCTTGCTAATTGGACTTTATTTGCACTAATAAATCCTTATTTAAATATATGGTTAGCATGTTTATTCTCATGGAGTTGGCTACAGATGATAAATTTAAATTGGCGAGGACATGGTGGCTTACAAGGAACACCAACAAATTTAGGTAGGATATCTAATTTGTTTATGGGTGGAGAAAACTATCATAAAAATCATCATGATAATCCTGGAGAGCTTGTTATGGGTAAATGGGATACCACAGGCAAGTACCTAGTCCCGTGGTTATTAGCAAAATGAGAATATTAGGACTTCCTTTATATTATGCACAGAATGTAGGTGAACATCTTTTACCTAGTTTACAACAATCTATTGAATCCTTACAACAAGAAAAAATTGATTGGCTTAGACATAGAAGTAAAGTATCTATATACACAAAAGAAGGACATCATAAGTTTCCTCTTAAAATAGATCCTATGGAAGGTGTAGAAAGTTGGCAAGAACTAAAACCTATAATTAAAGAACATGTAATGAAATTTTATGATGAATTACATCCTATAGATTATGATTATCAAAAAGGTCCTGATACTGCTTTAAGAGAAGAACTAAATAATTTTTGGTATAGTCAGTCTTGGTACACATATTTTGATGAAACAGATTTTTATCCTTGGCATAGTCATGGACAGTTTTACTTTATTGTTACTTACTATGTTCAAGCAGAAGAAGAACATGCGCCTATACAATTTAAATCTCCAATGTCCGATATGTACACAGCATGGGCATTAGGAACAAAAAGTCTTAACTTAGAAGAAACAATACAACCTAAATCAGGAGATTTAATGATATGGCCAGGATGGTTGGAACATCAAATACCTAACATGGCCACAGATTTAGCACAACAAGCTGTTAAATTGGATAATATTAATAAATATAAACACAAACGAATTAGCATAACAAGCGGTTATGTTAAACCACACGCACAATTTTTGTATAACACAAAGGGCAATTATGAACAGAAATAATATATTTGAACAATTAAAAATAGATGAAGGTGTAGTATATGAAATTTACAAAGACCACTTGGGCTACCCGACATTCGGAGTCGGACACTTGGTTAAAACATCCGATCCTGAGCAAGGACAAGAAGTCGGAACGCCTGTTTCAGAAGAAAGAGTTAAAGCTTGTTTCGAGAAAGACTTGGATACCTCAATAGACGAATGTAAAGCATTATTTAAAGAACATTGGGAAGAGTATCCCGGTGAGTTACAAGAAATTCTTGTTAATATGATGTTTAATCTAGGTAGAACTAGACTAGGAAAGTTTAAAAAGTTTATTGGTGCTATTAACGAAAGTGATTGGGATAAAGCAGCAATTGAAATGATGGACAGTCGTTGGGCCACACAGGTAGGGCCTAGAGCCACTAGACTAAGAGATAGAGTTTTAAAAATTAACCGTAACTAGGACCAAAAGTTTGGTCGTTTAATCTTTGGAAAGAATGAGATTTAGAGGATACACCTGCTCGATCCACCACCGGCACAACTTGTACCTCAGGTTGATTAGAAGCAAGCTGTTGTAGATTATTAACAGTAACATTATTTGTTGTCTGGTTTAGAGCATCTGTTAATCCATCTTGCATATTTGTAAGAGCGTCTGGAACCTGGTCCATAGTAGATGCTTTCTCAATAACACCTTGTAAGAAATCTATGTCCCCCGCATTTAGATCATCATTTTCGAATTCTAAAACTGCTTCAGCTTGTGCTTTAGTCCAATCTTTAGTTTTATCAATACTAGAATAACCTCTATATGCTTTCTTAAACAATCCTTTGTCTTTAGCATCATCGAATTGAGCTCTCTGAAGATCTCTATATAATAGGTATCCATCTGTCAGTAGCGAACCCGCTGTTCCCCATCCTGGAAGGGTACTAGATAATCCTGACATCATCTCCATCCCTGCACCTTCCATATCTCCTTCGAGAGCTCTTTTAGCAGCAAAACCGGTACCTATAACAAGTCCTAATATAGGAAACTTTTTCGCAACCATAGCAGATGCTTTAGCACCTCCTTTAAGAGCTTGTTCAGTTCCTTCTTTAATAACTGTTTCTGCTACTTGTCCTCCGCCTTCTTTAATAACTTTTTCTGCGCCTTCTTTAACAACTTTTTCTGCGGATGCTTCTACTGAATCTTTAACAACTGTTTCTGTTCCTTTGCCCATTATTTTATCAACAAGTTTACCAGTTTGATTCTTCGCTCCAGACCACACATTACCTAAAACATTTTTACCAGCATCAAGCACTGGCTGAGTAAGTTTTGCTGTAACATTAGCAATTGGTTTACCAATAAATGGTGTTTTTCTAAGTATTTTTTCTGCAAGACTCATACCTGTACCTGGAAGTTTTTGAACTGATGTACCAGCTTCTGATATACCACCTTCACCCAATCCAAAAAACTTTTTAAGATCGTCTACTTTAGTATTACCTATTTTAAAGAGTCCCCATATTGCCATCCCTGCCACAAGCAAGCCTAGTAGACTTCCTCCCATTCCATCTAATTTAGTAGATGTCTCTTGTGTGGATTTAGATATTTTCTTTAATTCTTTTAATTCTTCTCCACCTTCATCATCAATGCCGGTTCTTTCATTTTTATCTCCAAACATTTCGGCTCTTGCTCTAGCTCTTGTAACTGAATCGTCTTTTAAACCTGATTGTCTTTGTATTTCTTTTACATCTTTTGCAAATTGAATGTGGGGAAGATCTTTTCCTGATCCAGGAATCATTCCCTTCAATTTATCTTTCATTGTCATTCTAGAATTTAAAAGATCATCATCAAAACTTTGAAACTTGCCTGATGCCTTTAAAGTGTCTCTATGTCTTTCGAACGCATGTACATCTTTTTCATTTGGATTTACTGTTGATGTTACTTTTCTAGCTGCTTGTAAATAGTTCTCAAATGTAGATTTAAGATTTTTATCTGTGTCTAACTCTGCATGTAGTGCTGCTAACTTATCACTATCAACAGCGCCGTCTGTTGAAATGCCTTTAGTAAAAGCTCCTAGTGTTTTTGTTGCAGCTATAACACTTTTATTAGAACCTAGAGCTGTTGGCATTGCGCCTACTCTAATTGCCTCAGCAACTTCTCCTGTTCTATATTCTTCTGCTTTTTTAAACTGGTTAGCTTGGGAATTTGGGTGCATTCCTCTTGTATCACCTGCTTTATTTAATTTTTGTGTAACTGGTGCTAGTTTACTTATATCAGTTCTAATTCTAGTTTCAGTATGATGTAACTGTTTAGCTAGGTCTGTTCTACCTCGTCTAGCATCGTCAAACTCGGCGTAATTCGAATCTTGTATTTTTAACAGTTTCTTGTCAAGATCGGTATCTTTCTTTTTTGCATTTCTTTCAAAGAAAATGAGGGATCTAGCTGCGTCAGCTATTTGGATTGCATTAAGAGCTTTGTTACCTTCTGCTAATTTTTTAAGTTCTCTTGTTTCGCCTTTCAATATTTCGGAGTCAGCACTTAGCGTATCCTGAACTTGATCAAGCATTTTTTCTGGATCGTATGTTCCAAATAACTCTTTTATATCATCTTCTCTTGGCATCTAATATTTCTCTTTTGCTTTTTCTGTCTTTTTCTGTAAATGTTCTATTAAAAATGTGACATAAACCTCTCTTTCCCATGGCATCATATTTTCTAGTTCTGTCAAACTATATTGATGTTCTTGCATTAATAAGAAATTAGTCTTGTAATAATTTCCAAGACTCTCCTGAGAAAGAGTTAGCCGAAAAAATGTTCGTATCCTGATATATTAATATAGTTTTCTTTACTACAAGCAGGACATGTGAACTCGATTACATGTTCTATCCTAGGCATAGTTAGAAAAAAGTTTTTTATATCAGAATAAACATTTAACGGTAAATTTTCTATAAAAGATATAACTTCTTCTACAGGCTCTTCTTTAATGTTTATAATTTCTTCTCCATCAATAACATGATCAATACACATTGCTACAATAGTAGCATCATCTAGTTCATTTTCACTTGTATATAATTCTGCTGTGGGCCATTTTAATTTTACGGCTACATCTTCAGTGACTGGAATCAAATCTTTTTGTTTCTCATCCAATCCTAAAACTTCTATTTCTTCTAAATTTAAATCGTATTTAACTTTTTCTTTACATTCTCCACAACCTAATTGGAAAGATTGTATTTCACCTGTTGACTTACTCTTTACTTTTAGAAATAAGTGTTGTAGATCAAATACTGTAAACTCTCTTACATCTATATCATCTACAATACAGTTTTGCACAACTTGTTGTGCGGCGGAGACCATATCTCTGTACTCCCCACTTTCACTAGCCAACATTAGTATCTTCTCTTCCTTAACAACAAAAGGTCTAAATCTAATATCCCTTCCTGTTGATGGTTGAGTAAAACTAAATATTGGCGTATCAATTTTTGGTAACATTATTTACTCCTATATTATATTATCCATCTATGCGAACCGCTCATTGGGATTTATATTTATGATGGTATCTTTATAACCTTCATAAGTTTTATATTCTCCACCAACAGCTTGTCCCAATTTAACTTCAATTGCTTTAGACTCCCAATAAGTAGCCGAAACAATTAATGTAGTTCTTACAACACCTACAGCACCCATACTTAAAGGTATAAGGTTGAGAACCTTAGGTGTTACTTCGTGCAGTACCCAACTACTACGGAAATTGTTTTGAATATCCATAACATTGATAGCAACTTCTCCCCATGTATATTCTGGGAAGGTTACTTCTTTAGATGTTGGGTTTACACACAGCGCCATCCAAGATTCAAATTTAGCTCTATGAATCCAATCTGCCGATGTATAAAAGGTAATATTTATCTCATTGCCTAGAAATTGCATATTGTTATTTCTATAATGAGTCCAATTACCTAAATTAAATTCTTTGTTTGTTAATACCATTCCAGGTACTTGTACTTCTTCTGCCATTAAAGAACAGTTTAAAGGAAAGTCACTGTTCGCTCCTAAGATTGCTTGAGGAAATCGAAATTGACATTCGAATCTTTCTGTTCTGGCTAATTGTGTTGTGGCAATATGGGATTTAAAACTATGCCCATCGCCATATTTTTCGTAGTTTGTTAAAGGCTTGTCTGTAAGAGGATGACCACTATTAAAATTTTTACCTCTAAGTCTGTTTCTTTGACGTCTTACATTGCCTCGCCCTATAGACCCTCTTAAAAAATCTTTCCAATTCCAGCCCATTATACCATCCTCCTCTTACGCTCTGGTTTAGTCATTGTGTTTCTATAAACTGTTTGAGCTGAAGCACCAACAAAATCTTGTACTGGTAAAAATACTGCTGACTTCCAATGTTTGGAATTTATCTCTAACAACCTACCTCTTATTTGTGTATTAAGATATCTTTTTACAGACCCTCTAACTTCTGGAAATCTGCTAAAGTTTCTTATAAAGGACCAAGCAGATCTCATAACAGCTTTATCATCATGAGTAGTTCCTTCTTTAGAGTCTGCAACAGGCTCCATAAGTCTTTCTACTAAATCTGCTCTTAATAAAGGACTTAAATAATGTAAGTTAATACCACTAAACCCTGTTGGTAAAGGCTCACTTATAATAACTAATGGTAGTTGATCATAGTATGGTAAGTCTGCTTTTGTAAGTGGATCATATTGAAACAAATACATTTTACCTACTGTTAATTGTGTTGCAAACTTTCCTATATCAGATTGAGATACTTCATTATAGGTGTTCATACCTGTGGTGTAATCTCTAACTGCTTTTTGATACCAACGAGCAGACTGTTCTTTACCGCCTGTTCTAGAATATATATCGTTAAAAGGTTTTGTGTCCATGTATGTATTTATACTAGATACCCAATTCTTTTTCAGTAACTATTCTAAATTCCATACCTTGCTTCTTACAAAAAGACTTAGCAGATTTCCACTTAGCTTCATTAACAGCATAATTTGCTATCTCTTGTAAGTATCTTTTAGTTTTTCTCTTACCTACAGGAGGAGCTTTTGTAAATCTTTTAGGTTTTACTTCTATTAAATAACACTTTTTAGAGCCATTAGCGTCTTTTACTTCCATATAGAAGTCTACAAAGTATCTATGAACTTTGTTATCTATTGGACTACGATAAGGAATAGCTATCTCTTCGGAGTTCCAACCTATTACAGAACTGTTTAAATCACACCAGTTCATAAACTTTAACTCATAACTAGAGCGATATGTAACAGATGTAGGGTTGCCTAGATATTTACTAGGATTTCTAGGAATAAACTTTCCTTTATATATTTCTTTGGCATAAACCATATAAATAAGACTATAATGTTAATTAACTATTTATAGGGCAGACATGGGACAGGGAACACAAACAGATGAGGTAGGAACCGGCGATGATAAAACCGTAGTTGGGGGGCCTAACAATACTGGTGATACACAATCAGAAACGCTTATCCAAGCAGGCACTAGGATGGTTAATGAATGGACGGAAGCTAGAGTTGAAGAGCTAATAGGAAAAGAAAACGATCCAAACGACAAAGGTAAAATAGGAGAACTTTTCAACCCTGCAGGATCAGACAAAGCCAGAGCAGATTGGACAAAAAGACACGGAGATAGATATAAAGAGTTTTTCAAAGGCACATTTACCTCCCACGCTTATCCACAGGAAATATTGTCTGCCAGTCAACCGAATGCTGTAGCTTTTTATATTATGGTACGCCAAAGTTCAACTGCAGCAAATAATGATCTAAGAGGAACAGGAAATAGAAGTTTTTCTTATGGTGGTAGTATTGATGAAAGACAAAAATTAGATTTAGAAGATGTTGAATTTGCTACAGAACAAAATAGATCTTCTGCAGACGCAGCAGGACAAGCAAGATTATTGAAAACAGCAGGAGCATTAGCTGGTATTGGTGCAGCAGCAACCTTAACAAAAGGCGGAGGTGGTTTCTCAGGTGTTTTAAATAAACTCGGAAAAGTTGGAGTTGGTGCCCTTGCAGGTACCTTTTTAGGTAATGCAGCCTCTAAATTACAACAGACTGATAATTCAGTTACATTTCTAAACGCAGCAATACATCTTCATGTACCTCAGTCTATTATATCGGCATATCAAGCAGATTGGCAATCAGAAGATTTAGGTATAGCAGGAGCATTAACAAATAGAAGATGGAATCAAACAGATGCAACAGAAATTGTAGAGTTAGCAGGAAGAGGAATTATAGCAGGTGCAGCAGATATACCTAGAGCAGCAGGTTTAGGCAATGCAAGTGTAGGTGGAGCAATAGAAGCACAATCTAAAAAGTTAAATAATCCTTTTAAAGAACAATTATTTAAAAGTGTAGGGTTTAGAAAATTTGCATTTCAATATCAATTTTCACCTAAAAATGAAAATGAATTATATCATGTAGAAGAAATAATAAAAATGTTTAAATATCATATGCACCCAGAACTTACACCAGGCAATTCGTTTTTAACTTACCCTTCAGAATTTGCAATACAATTTTTACACTATGAGCCTAGCGACGGATATGTTATGACTAATGAACACTTACCTAAAATTTCTTCTTGTGCTTTAACAGATGTTAAAATTACTTATGGACCAGACGGTTCATTTCAAACAATTAAGGATACATTTGGAGCAGCCTCAGAAATAACAATGGAATTAAGTTTTACAGAACTAGAAACACTTACAGCAAACAGAATAGCATCGGGGTATTAATATGTATTTTGAAAGTTTACCAAAAATATCTTATCCATATAATAAACGAAAGAAACAAACTCTTATACCTGATATATTCCGTAGAGCTATATTAGATAAATTTTTTAAGAACAGAGTAATTTTAGAAAAATATTATGTAAAAGATTTTGAAACACCTGAAATATTAGCACATAAAATATATGGAAGATCAGATTATCATTGGATATTATTATTAGCTAACAATATAATAGATGTTCAAAGAGAGTGGCCTATAAGTCAAGAAGAAATCGTAACCTATGTCAATGACAAATATGGTGCTAACAATTCATCATCTATACATCATTGGGTTTTAAAAGAAGACAAGAGTGTTATTGTAGATTGGGACGCTCAACAAGAGCTTGATAATAAAATAGAATCAGTTACTAACCTAGATTACGAAACAGATTTAAATGAACAAAAAAGACAAATAATAATACCACCTGCAAATCAAGTAGAGCAAATAGTAGAGATATATAAAAGACTGGTGAGGTGATATGACAGAAAAAATAAGTTTCGCTGGTGATGTAAAAATCGACGAAATGAGATTATATAATAACAATGATGATTTCGTAGAGTTAACGCTAGCACAAATAACAGAAATAATTATATATGAAAGTTTATGGAGTCCTTGCTTACAAGGTTCTTTGGCGGTATCTGATGCCGATGCAATAATAGAATTGTTTCCTATTGTAGGAGGAGAGGCATTTACATTAAAATTGAGAACATCTACATTTCGAGATTCACCGGAATTAACAATACATAGATCATTCGTTATTACTTCAATAGAAAATAGAAGATTAGAAAACGATAGACAACAATCCTACAAATTAAATTTTATTTCAATAGAAGGATATACTGACTTAGTTAATTCAATAAATCAATCTATACCAGGAGATACAGAAGGCGAGGGAGCATTTAATACAGCTAACATTGCACAAAAAATATTTGATAATTATATTGCAACATCGGGAAGAATATATAAACAAGAACAAAAATCAATGCTTTACATAGGAGATGAACACACCTCAGATCTACAATATGTTTCTAATGGTTGGTCTCCTTTTCAAAATATGAATTACATTGCAGGTAATACAGAAGAAGTAACACACCCTGGCTCTGATGTCATATTTTTTGAAACTAATAAAGCATTTGGTTTAACATCTATTCAAGGTTTAATATCAGCACAAAAAGATAATATGTTTGATCAATATTTTGTAGGAGCAACAGCAAACAGAAAAAGAAATGGCGGTACAAAATTTACAGCACGCAATCTTATAAAAGAAGGGTTTAATGATATAGAAGAAATAACAATTCCTAAAACAATAGATATAATAGAAGGAAGTTTAAATGGCCATCACGCTTCTAATGTTCAAGCATACGACATATATAATAAAACAAGAACACATAAGCATTTAGATGTTGTAGAGGATTTTGATAAATTTGTCCATACAGGCGAAACAACAACTATTCCAGGACATGTTACAAGAAATCCAGATGTTTATACAAATTTTAAAATATTAAATGGTAATACTTATGCAGGTATTGCTACAGGAATATTTGATAAAGGTAACAAGACCTCAGAAGAAAAATGGGTAGGCAATGTTTTAAAAAGAAATCAATACCTGAACTCATTTAATAATTATACCTTTCAAATAGATGTTCCAGGAAGAACTGATATGGAAGTAGGCAATTTGATATATTTAGATTATCCTAGTGCTAAAACAAAATCAAAAGAAGCAGTTGATCAAATATTATCAGGTAGATACTTAGTAACATCGATTGCTCATAAAGTAAATATAGTAACAGGACATACAATGAAATTAGAAGTGGTTAAAAACGGATTAGGTACAGTAACATGATACAGAACTTTGGAAAATTAAATATGAAACAACCTGCCTTTTGGTTGGGTATTGTAGAGTCTATCGGTGATGTAAATTCAGCAGGTAGATATAAAGTAAGAATCTTTGGTTATCATACACCAGACAAGTCCTTACTACCCACAAAAGATTTACCTTATGCTGTTCCTATTAATCCGGTT